AGCCTGGAGGCTACGGCCTCTGGGTCGTGACGGAGCATGTAGATCCCAAGACAGGTCAAGCCTTCCAGCTGATCAATGCCCACATGGATGCCATCCACGTCAAGGAGGGCCAGACCATCAATGTCGGCACCGTCCTGGGCCGCCAGGGTAGCACCGGCACCACCTCCGCCGGGGGCATTGCCTCCATCGACCCCATCATGCCTGCCCCTCGTGGCAGTCGAGTTCAGACTCCATACGCCCGCCCAGCTGTCCTCAAGGAACTCCTGGGCACCCTTATTCGGTGATGTAGGCGGGTCTATCCCGTCCTCACCTTCCTGCCCCGTTGGATGCGTCCAGCGGGGTCTTTGGTTTACCCCTAACTCTCATTCCTATGGCACCCGCCCGCGAGCCTGGTTCACCCACCATCACCGACATCACCAACGCTAACGTAGCTGCAGAGGCAGAGCGTCAGCGTCTTGAAGAGGAGAAGCGCCGCAAAGCCAAGGAGAATGCAGCCAAGGGAATGGATCCCAGTGGACGCAAACTCAAGGCCAAAGACAGGCCTGTTGATCCGAATGCGCCCACACCCCGGCAAATCTTTCCGGAGGGATCCGCTGCACAGACTAAACTAACCACCAACCCAGTCACCTGGGCACGAGCTGCCCTCCGTAACGATGGCAAGGAAGGCGGCTGGGCCGTCCTGAAGGAGCCCCTGCGGGCTGTGGATACTGGCCTCACCCGAATCGTTGAAGGTGTGGCTGAGACGACCCTCTGGGCCGGCCTAGGAGCCTACAGCCTTGCTCAGCGAGGCCTCAATCAGACCCTCAACAAGAGTCTGGTCGGCAAGGTCCTGGGCGTTCCCCTTCCTGAGCTCCCTAAGACTTGGGATCCCCTGGAAAAGGAATACCGGGAGATCCAGTTCAACTCCATGAGCGCCAAGAATCGGCCCTCCACCACGGCAGGCCAACTCGGTTCCGAGATCCTATCCTTTGCCCTGACAACCTTTGCGGTAGCCAGGAAGCTTCCTCAGATTGGCATGTCTGCCAGGCTGGCCCCTCAAGGCTCAGGACTCCTTAAGCGGGCTGCAGCTGCAGGCATCACCGGTATCCCCGCTGGTGCCGCAGCTGACTTCCTGCTCACCAAGGCCGGCGATCCTAACGTCGCCAACATCGTCCGGGACCTCCCCTTCGTCACCCCTGAAACCGAGGAGCTATGGTCCCTGGGTCTGGCCTCCAACCGGACCGACAATGCCTTCATATCCAAACTCAAGGCCACCGTCACCGGCGGTGCCGTAGGCTCCACGGCTGATGCTATTGGCTACCTCCTGTTTGCCCGTAAGGCCACCCAGGGCTTCCTCAAGCAGGGCTTGCCTCCAGAAGAAGCCATCGCCCGTGGTGTAGCCGCAGGCGCCGAGGAGGCCAAAGCAGCTACGGCCGTCAAGACGGACCTATCTGACAAGCAATGGCCTGTTGCCACCACCGGACGTCTCCGGGAACTGGAAACCAAACGAGTCGAGCTGGAGGCCGAACTGGCCGAGCTGGACCTACGAGCCGTTGGCAAGCCTCTTACACCCGACTTGAAGAAGGAGCTGGATAGCCTCCAGCCCACCGATCCCTCACTCAAGACACCGGAAGCTGCACCTGAAACCTCTCCTGAGCTGCAGGCTGCTGAACAACGTCTCAAGGAACTCACCTCGAGGCCTGACCCTGACGAAACCGAGTTCGAGGCTGCTGCTGCTGAGGTCGACAGACTCACCGCAGAGCAGGCCGCCAAGGCTGAACCTGATGCACCGCCTCTCAAGGATGACGTGGTCCAGCAGGAAACCAAGCGGATGGAGGAGATCAACCGAGAGCTGGCCGACATCTACGACGAGAAGGCTCAGCTGGAGATGGATCTCTCGTCAGATCCTGCCAACCTCCGGGCCGAAGAGCAGGCCACCTTTGACGAATCCGTCCCACCTAGCGTGGCTGCGGCTGATCAGATCCGACTCGAGACCTCCGTACCCAAGGTGGCCCGGCGTCCTGATGCCGATCCGGCCATCCTAAAAGGAGCCACAAGCCCTACCATGGGCAAAAGCCCTAGCGTCTTCACCGACGCCTTCTACAAGATCATCAGCACCGCCCCTGACGTAAACAAGGCCACAATCAAGACCCTCAGGTCGATTGTCGACGAGATGGATCTTCGGAACATCTCCAAGGCAGCTGGCCGCTCCGTCAATGAGATCCTCACCGACGTTTCCGGCTTCATCGACAACTTCCGGGCTGCCGTGAAGGATGCAGGAGACGATGGCCCCACGGCCGCCGAAACGCTCCAGCTCCTTCGGGATGCTAACGCCACCAAGACCGTCACCAACGAGGGTGTCACCCAGGAACTCCTCAACGCCAAGGGGATCATCGCGGCCAAGGTGATGATCACCGACACCTCTAACCAGATCTTCCACCTCGCAAAGAGCCTGGACGAACTGTATGCGGCTGGCCGGAACCCTGGAAACCAGATGGATCGGTTAACTGATCGCCTGGTCACTCTCAGCGAAATCCATAAGCTAACCGGCTACGAGAGCGGCTACAGCCTCCGAATGTTCCAGGAGATGCCTGGTGGGCAAACGGGTCGTGGTGCCCAGCCCATGAGTCCTGCTCAGGCTAAAGCCCAGCAGACCAAGTCCCTAAAGGAGTGGGCCACCAAGATCCACAAACTCTCCAGGGCTGGCCAGGACGCGAAGGCCACAGAGCAGCTGCAGGCACTGGTTCGCTCTCTGGTGCTCAACGGGGGAGACCCTGCTGGCACCCTACGTCAAGTTGACGTGATGATGAGAGTGGGCTGGCAGCAGGCCATGAACAACCTCTACAACTCGATCCTCTCGGGTCCTATTACCCAGCTGCGAAACACCGCTGGTAACCTCTACTCCACCTTCGAGAAGCCCCTTAGCTTGGCTCTCTCCGGAAGCCCACAGGCCAGGTACGCCGCACAGGCTGCCTTCCGTGGCCTCATGGAGTCCTACGGGGACGCCTTCAAGGTCATGCAGGTTTCCTTCCGCACCGGTGAGCCCCTGCAGCTCAACCGCAAGTTTATGCTAGAGGAGGCCAAGTCCCTGGCTCACCTTGAGGCGGTGCGCCTTACCACCAAACCAGGCAGTGGCGAAGAGCTAGGCCTGAAGGTGATCGACACCCTTTACCAGGCCCAGAACAACCAGATCTTCAACTGGGGCAGTCGTGCCCTGGTAGCCGGCGATGACTTCTTCAAGATCATCAACAGCCGGATGAAGGTGTCGATGGATGCAGCCTACGCGGCCTTCGACTCCAACCTAACCGCCAAGCAGCTGGACGCCCGCTTCTCGGAGATCTACACCCAGAAAGTTAAGGCCAGCTTCTACGACGACTGGCAGATCAAGGATGAGGCCCTGCTGGATTTCGCCGATGCCTCCACCTTCCAGGACAACCCAGGTGGGGTTATCAACCGTCTGTCAAACCTAGTCGAGGAAGCTCCCATCCTCCGGCTGGCCATGCCCTTTGTCCGGACCCCCTACAACCTGGCCGTCTATGGCGCACAGCACCTACCCCTCCTCAACCGGGTAAGTAGCCGTGCTCGGGCTGTCCTGGACTCGATGCCGGGTGACCCTGGTTTCGACCCCGTGGCCAAGGCCATCATGCAGGGTCGACAAGCAACCGGTGCCCTCTTCCTGGGTGCGGGGATGCTTGGTGCCCTCACCGGAAACATCACAGGCAACGGCCCACCGCCTGGACCTGCTCGGGAGCTATGGCTCCAGGAACACCGCCCCCGCTCCGTCAAGGTGGCAGGCAAGTGGGTCTCCTACGAGTCAATCGAACCAATCAACAACCTGATGGCCGTCATGGCTGACGTGGCCATGCTGGGACGCATGGGTCATGTGGATGTGGCAGAACAAATCGTGGGGCAGATAGGGTTTGCTCTCGCGATCTCCATCGTGGACAAGAGCTACCTCAGCGGACTCACCGTGGTAGCAGGATTCCTCGATCCCAAAACCTATGCCTCACCCAATCCTGTAGCGCGAGGCCTCTTCTCGACTGCCAACAACCTGCTCCCAATGGCCGGCGCCCGCCGTGCCATGGCCAACACCCTGAACCCCTACATGCGGGAGATCGACGGGGAGCTCCAAAAGGTCCTGGCAGCTGCCGTACCTGGCTTCGCCATGAACGAGCCCACCAAGATCGACCCCTTCACCGGCAAGCCCTTCACCTCCCTCGCCGGGGGCTGGTACAACGCCCTCTCCCCCTTCCGGATCTACGATGCGGAGTTTCCCAAGGGATCCCCTGAAGCCCTGGGTCAGTCCGTAGCCTCCAACCTTAGCGAGGCGGGCTTCGACTCGAGCACCCTGACCACCAAGCTGGACCAAGGGGAGGAGCTTGCCAAGGACGAGCGAGCCGACTTCGCCACGGCCCTCCACGAGGTCAAGCTGGCCGAGCGACTTAACGACCTGTTCAACAGCCCCAACTACCAAGATGCCCTGGCTGGATGGAAGTCCAGGCAATCCAGTCTTGACATAGGCATCTCCGCGCACACGGAGCTGATCCAATCCACCATCAACCAGGCCAAGGCTGAGGCCCGGGCTCGGATGATGCAGACCTCGGTCAAGTGGATGACTCGTAGCGACATGGTCCGCAAACTACGGGACCAAGCAGGACGCGGAGACATCGACGCGGCCACCCAGACCCAGCAAGCAATCGACGACCTTAACGATGGCAATTAACCCCTACGTCCCCGCGACCGCCACAGGTAACGGGGTCCAGGTGGACTTCTCGTTCACCTTTCCGTATCTCAACCAACTTCATGTTAAGGCGTCAATCAATGGCACCTTGACCACCGCCTTCACCTTTTTCAGCACTAACGTCCTGCGGTTCTCTGTGGCTCCTGCTGCGGGAGCTACAGTGTTCATTTTTCGAGAAACCCCGGCAGATGCCCTGGCGGCCGTTATTCAGCCTGGTGGACCTATCCCCGTTGTGGGGCTCAATCAGAACTTCTTACAAGGCCTCTACTACACTCAAGAAGCGCCCACCCAGGCGTACATTGACGCAGCAGACGCACTAAAGGTAAGTAAGTCAGGCGATACAATGTCTGGCAACCTTGCGATGGGTGGTAATAAAATCACTGGTCTTGGTACACCTACTTCTGGGGCTGAAGCGGCTACAAAGTCTTATGTAGATGCAGCTGACGCATTAGAAGTTAACAAAGCTGGAGATACCATGACGGGTCAATTAGCCATGACCGGTAATCGTATCATTAATGTTGGTGATCCAGTTAATCTTCAAGATGTTGCAACAAAAAATTGGACTTCAAACTTAGCATTTACGGGTGTTACCTTACCTGATTTTCAATTTGATGGTGGATTTGCTAATTCCACATACGGTGGTACTTTTCTTTTTCTTGATGGAGGCAATGCTTAATTATGGCACAAAAAATACAACTGCGGCGTGATACTGCTGCTAACTGGACCGCAGCTAATCCTATTC